AGACACAGTGATAGTCGGTTCTTTAATTATGCGAACCGTATCGCCAAAGTTTTCAATCTCACCCGCGTAGTCGGTATTAGTAATATCTTCTGCAACCGAAGCACGACGGAAGAATTTAAGAACTTTTTGGCTAAAAATTTCCGGGGTAAAGTTCCCGGAAGGCAAGTTTGCGTAACTTGCGGCTGAATCAAAAGCCATTGTTCAATCCCTTCCTTTGAGGATTAAGAGTTATAGTCTATTCGCCCTTCAGCCCTTGCAGAGTCGATTTCAGATTCCATCTTTTCGAACTCCCAAGGTTTCATCTTGGCGATTTGCGAAGCCTTGAAGACCCTCTTGTTCGCATTGGAATCAGTGGATACTTCTCTTGCGGCAGTCTTAGTTACAGCATCTGCTGCACTTGCCTGACGCTTAGACTTCTTGGGTTTGTTAAGACCAGTATCGGCCTTATAAAGGTCCACTACACGACCCGCCCATCTTGCATCGGTATTGTTTTTATAGATACCGTCTGAAAGAGTTTCGGGTTGTTCTTCGAGCCAACTTAAAAACTCATTTGTGGATTTTAGTTCATCAAAGTCAGGATGCAACCGTAGCAGTTCCTCGTAGGCTTTCTGCTTTTCCAGTTCCTTTTCCCGTTCTTTGATTGTACCAATTTCATCCCGAAGTTGAGATACTTGAGATTCTGTTTGTAATGTTGCAACAGTTTGTACAACTTCAAACACATCAGGATACCTGTTCTTAAAGTTTTCCAGTTCTTCTGGTGTTCTTGGCACTGGTACGCCTGACGGCATGTCAACAGCTTTGGTAGTCATTGCTTCTTTCAAACTTGAAATTTCTTGTTTGAACTCGTTGACCTTACTATCGTAATGCCTCTTCAAGTCATCGTAACGTTTCTTGTAGTCGTGTTCTGGTTCCGCTTCTTTTTGGGATACGAAACTATCGCCTTCCTGAGTAGCCGCTTCTTTCTCTACGGGGTCAGTTGTTTCTTCAGATGCTTCTACCTGCTCTTGGTCTTCGTCATCTTTCAAAACATCTTCACGATATTTACCGCGATACAATGATTCGTTATTTGTTACTCCAAAGGAGTCGTTTGGTTTATTGGCTCTGTGGCCTTTTGCTTTTGCCATTTGGTTTACCTCATGATGCGGGGCTACTTGGCGTGTAGGTAGCCGCTTCGGTTACGTCAGGGCCGCGTTAGCGGGTAGCTGACAAATTAGTTGACCAGAGATTTGTATGTTCTGGTAAAAAATCCTTCTGGTTCCATAGCAGGAGTTTGAGCGGGGTAACCCTCTTTCTTTAACATTTTTTCTGCTAGACCACTGTATAAGTCATATTTTCTTTTAATTTCAGGTATGCTACTAGAACTTTCCTTTTTATATTGAGTGTCTTTTAATTTAAATATTTTAGATACATTGGGATTTAACTTTGCAGCCTTTTCTCTTGCCATCAAGTCTGCATAATCCATCATCTGTTCTTCTACAGGAAGAGGTTCCAAATCAAAGTCATATTTTTTTGACAAATAATCTAAAGCAGCATGTCTTAATTCGTGAGCCGCTGTTATATAAGACTGAAATCTATCTTGAGTTATTGACTCACCAGCAACTAAAAACATATGAGGAATTGAATCCTCAATGGGACTCTTTACTCCCTGTCTTTTTACACCCTTTGCAAATACACTTTCTGGAGCAGGTCTCGTCCTGCGAGGGTCATCACTCTTATCTCTGCGAACACCCTGTGCAGGATAAAACGCGCCGCCTGCGGTGTTTCTGGTTCCCCCTATAAGTTCTCCATCTTTATTGTACTTAGGGGGATTGGCAACAAACGCATTAAAACGTAAATTTCTATCTTCGTACAACTTGTATCCTAATCTGGCGAGAGGGTCGTTTTGGATGAATATCTCCATATCCGCTCTAAATTCGATGTCAGCAAGTTGCTCTTTTTTTGGTTTGCGAGTTGGAGAAGTTACACCCCCCTCTGCTAACCCAAGAAAGCCACCCTCCGACGCTTTTTGGCGACGAGAGACCTCCTTCTTTCCACGATTGTTGATTTTTCTTAGCCGGTCGTACCCGATGATTTTTGCTATCTGTGGGGGTATGACAACTTCGCCCTTTGACAGAGCGACATCAATGCTTTCCTCATATAGTTTACGGTCTACACGTCCAATGTCAAGACCTTTTTCTCGCGCTACGGTGTAAGCATCGATAATCATCTTGCGTATGTCTTGCGAACCTGCATGTTCTACAGCCGGTGCGTTGATGACAAACGTACCCTCTGGCACTTCCATCGGCTGGTCATCTGCTACAGTCTCTGCTTCAGAGAACTGACCCGGTGGCCCCTGTACAAACCCAGCGGGGGCTGTGCCGCCAGCCTGCATACCAACTCGTCCACCAGAGGCAAAATCTCCAAAGGGTGTACCGGCAGATGTTGATGAGTCAAACCCACCAAAACCTATATTTTCAGGACTAGGTGAACTGCCACTGAATGATGTGCCACCGCCGCTATCGTTGCTATCTTCGTAAACATCATCAAAATAGTCTGTTCTTCCCTGTTCCTCAACTCTTTGTGCAAGCGAGTCAGATATCTTTGTACCGTCTGACTGTGGTCCGTCATCGCTGTCTTCTTGTTGACCCGAACCATAACTTCGTATGTTTGCTCTTGTTTTTTCTAGTTGTGTTTTGTATTCGTCTATTGTTGAGTCGCGGAGAGGGTTGCTAAACAAACCTGATAAGAAATCTCTAAACGTACCTTGTGTCGTTGTTTGAGGTTTTGCGCTGTCTTTCCAAGTGTTACTAAATTTAACGAGGTCCATGTTCGGAGTGTACACCCCCAATTGTTTAGCCAACTCTTCTGCTGCTTTTATTGGTGCGCCTCTTGATACCGTTCCATACTTGGTTGAGTGCCAATTGCCGTACGCATCGTAGTTACCACCTAAACGCTCTGCCGTAGCAGCATCGAGGAGACCCTGTTTACCCGTTGTTTTAAATGTACCATCCCTAGAATCGTCAGGATTGGCTAATGATTCCTCCATCGTGCCGGGAATAAATCCTTTACCCAACTCTTCAATTGCGTATATTTGTTCTGATGTAAAGTTACCAAGTGTGCCTGTGTACTGCCTACTACCTGCCACACGACTAACAGTTTGACCGTTGAGGTTCATCATGTTACCCCCACCAGTAGCAGCAATCTTCTTAGCGTTGTCATATTGTTTCTTGCGATTCAAATCACCAGCCACTGCACCGACAGCTGTCAGAGGAAAACCTGTTGCAATGCTTGCCGCTCCTAGAATTGCAACTTCTCCGGGTCTTTCTTTAAACTGTTCCGTCGTTAGATTCTTCATGTAGCTAGCAAATCCCGAATCGGACTTATCCATACTTCTTCTTGCAGACTTTGCGTTGTCTCGTACGTAATCACTAGCCATGATATTATTAGCAGTATATGATGGTCCACCTGTGAATGGATTCGTTCCTGCCATCGGATTAAACGCATCTTCTCCACCTACACTACCCACACCAGCAAGCGTACCCGAACGAGTTGTTCCATCATCTTGAGTGTCGTCATCTTCAATCGGGTCAACCACAGATATGCCCGTACCCAAAGTCTGTTCGTAAAAATCAACGAACTGATTTTCGTATTGATTACGTGTTAGAACTGTTGCCATTCTTTATTACCGCCTCATGATTACTCTTCAATTTGAGGAGAGTTTCCAGTAAAGCCAGCTTCCCCTGCTGACGGAACAACTCCTGTTCCGATTGTGCCATCACCACGCCCTGAATCGTCAACTCTCTGAGGTCCGTCAGGTAATCCACCATCAGGGGCCATTCCTTGTTGTTGATTATTGGGGCTAGTTTTTGCGCCTGCTGCTTGTTGAGCATCTGCCATCAATCCTTGTAACATTTGAGCGTACAGTTGAGCCTCGTTTACATCGTTAACAAGACTTTCGGGGTCAATATCTTGCGATATAGCCAGTTCTCTCATCAAGTTTGGTATCTTGATAAATGGAGCCAGCATAGGGTTAGCCACGGTTTGTAGCAAAGCGGTTAGTCGCTGAGTGCGTACTTCTTTTTGCATAACGGCTGCAGAGCCGCGTGGCTTAATTTCCAAGTCCCCCGTAATATCTTCCACTTTCTCATTAAATTGCATGTTCCACTGAAAGTAAGATTCACCCAGCGGCTTGAGAAGATAGTCGTCTACATTTTTAATAACTGTCTTCATGGCAAGGTTTGCTGAACCCATCAACATCGAAAGACCTGATGCGGTTCGTCCTGTGCCAGTTACTCCTGTTTGCCCGTGCATGATGGACGGGATGCCCGTATCTTCGTCAGCAAGCTGTCTGCTAATTTGATACATCTGTATGTTTTCGGGTGCAGTGTTAGGAAACTTCAGACCATTGATTGCTGTACCCGTAACGCCTGATTGACGACGGAATATCTTGCCGGGAAAGATATCCATGTTCTGACCGGGAACGAGGCTGGCCTCGTCTACATCAAATACAAGGTTACCAGCAAGAGCTAGGTTGTCAATCGCCATGCGATAATGTCCGTTCATCAGCTTCTGTGATGCTTCCATGTTCTCCGCTACACCAACACCCCACAACTGATAGGGATTGATTTCAAACGGAAACGCCTGATATGGAATACGAACTGGTGTAAACGGGTTCAGCACACAACGAAGAACTTCTTCGCCACATACCCATGCGTTGATTTGTACTTGGTCAAGACCAGAGGCATCGTCAGGCACATCTAATCCTACACTTTGTGCAAAGTATGTATCAAGCACACCCCAGTATTCAAGAACTTCGTACCGACTTTCCTGATAGTACGCCTCTGTTTCGTCCTCTCGAATAGTATCTTCGTAATACTTATCGTTGTAGTTTGGCCCTTTACCTAAACAAGCGTTAATTGCATCCGCATTGAAGTGAGGACGCATCAACAGTCCACGCATCTGCTGTCGATTCATACGATGACGTTCAATAACGTACTCGCAATCCTCTATGGATGTTGCAGATGGGTCTGGATGAAAGTCCCAAGCGGATACGGGTTCTATACGTGGAACCATCTTTTCGTATGGCTTGTACGTTCTTTCTCCGTTTTCATCTCGTTCCCAGTTGTGAACACGCTTGTAAAAATTAAATGGACCTTTGACTACTCCTGTGCCTAACAAGCACGACTCAAAGATTGCTTTACGTAAAACGTTTACAGCACCCGTATCGAGAAGTTGGTCATGAATACACTTCTCCATAAGACGTGCCATCTCTTTGGCAGGTTCAACCTGTGGTTCGCCCATCTTTGCTGGGCCTTCTTTGAGGTTGGAAAACTCACTGTACTTCTCACCAAACCTAGCTTCCATCGCTCCCGGTTCTAATTCGCGACCGTCACCCGGAAATCCGTAGGGGTCACTAGCTACTTGGTCAAGTGGTGTCTCCATGTGAGCAAACTCAGCAATACCCTCTGGCATTGGAGTTGACTCTACTACGATTGGAAATCGTTTGTTTGCAAACAGTATGTCGATGATTTGTCCGTACGCAGCAAGAACTTTGGTCTTGGTTGTTTTAATAAACACCCTTGACCGCTCAGAATCACGATACTGAGTTGTTGAATCATAGATTCCTCTGAAGTTTTTGTATGCTTGAAGCCAACGCTGCTCGTAAGCGTACCTTGCTTTTTCAGCGGCCTCTAATTTACCACGTACATACCCGGCTAATCCCGGCATGTCTCCTTGTGGGTCAATTACAGATACATCTTCTTCCTGCTCTGGTTGTATAAAATCTTCGGACATACTTGTTCCTTAATAGTCGCGTTCTTCAGCCATCTTCATCAGCGAAGGGTCAACTGCAGTTTTGGTCATCTTCTTTGGCATGTCTTCAGTCAAAACAGCTTGAGCCATTCTGGTGTCAAATTCTAAACCTTCACGGTAAAGTTTGTCTGCACCCATCTGGTCATCTACGGATGTTTTGTCTGAGTTCATGATGTAAGATGCACCGAAATTGAAATTGGACATTTTCATCTCCTACTATCTATACAAAGCCTGTCTTTCAGGCGGTAAGTCGTCTAAAGTTATGTCTAGACGAGGTGGTGTTGCGAAGCCCTCTTCTTGATTGCCAGAGGTGGCTTCAGGTCCTCTGTCAATATTTACAAAGCCAGCATCCTTTTGCATTTCTGCTAATGCACGGTCTTCCTCTGTTAATTCACCGCTGCCTAATTCCTTTGGCTCTAAAATCATAGGAACTGCTCCCGCTACTGCTAAAGGTGCTTTAAGTGCTAGCGCTGCACTTTCAATAGCGATATCTTTTGCAGCCTGTGCCGGGTCTGCTATAAATGAAGTCAATCCTACTGCACCTGCACCAGCCGTAAATATTGAGCCAAGAGTGATACCTTTTTTAGCTAACTTTTCTTTTAGCTTGTCGGAAACATCGCCAGCAGATTTAAACGTACGTGTGTTTGTTTGTGGTGTGCGTCCTGCTCGTGGAGGGGTTTCGGGCAATTCGCCTATCTTTAATTCTGCTTCGCGTCGAGCGAGTTCAGCTTGTGATTCTGCTGCTCCTGCCTGTGCAATTGCCTGTCTGTTAAATGCTTCGGTAACTTCGGGGTTTATTTGACCGGGAGCCTTGCCTGATACTACATTACCTTCTTCAGGGAGAGCAGCATGATATTCAAATGAAATATCTTCACCTACTATAAAATCAACATCTTCAAGCAACTCTTTAGTTGGCGTAATAAGTTGCGTTACATTTGAAGCCTTAACACCTATGTCACTAAAGTATTGGGCAGTGCTAGTTGTTTCTGAACCAGCCACAAAAGCTGCAACATTCTTTGCAACAACTTCGTTAATCCGTCTGCGATTTGCCTTTTTAGTTGCGTACGCACCTGCAACTGTTGTTGGCGCACGAAAAGTCATAACCTTACGAAGGTCACTTTTTTCATCCACTCCGAAAGTAGTTAGCAAAGTTTCATTTAAGTTACGCAGCCTTTTTACAGTAAGAGGTTCTTTGCGTTCTCCCTTTATTTCACTGGTTACGGTTATGTAATCAATAGGGAATACTTGTTTAAGTACCTTGTTGATTGCTGCTGCGTTGTTTTTTGTATTCTCAAACAAGAGACCTGTTCGTCTATCACCCACGTATTGCTTTACAATATCTAATAAAGGAGCAGCGAGTATACCTGATGTCTTTTGAACACCGCTGCCTGTTTTAATTTCAATTTCCTTCACAAGCCCCGTTTTAAAATTTATGTTTTTTAACTCTACATTGTTTAAGTCTTCTGGACGAAATCCACCAAACATGTGCAAACCTAATTGAGCAGCAGCCTCTGGGTTTTCTTTTTGAAGTATAGCTAATGCTTGTTTTAGCCCTCCGTATATGGTAGGTTTAGGCCCTGCAATTCTAGGGTCTGGTGGAAATTCATCTATTCTTGCGCGGCTTGGGTCTGGAACAATAGTATCTTTTGCAACAGTGGGAGAGAACTCAGTCTTTAGGTTACGACTAGGCCAACTTTCACCAAAACCTCCTGCTTGCATAATACCAGAAAGAAATTTTTGAGCGTTATTTGCACGATTCTTACCAAATTTCTCATACGCAGGAGATTCTACAAGCCTTCGTATTAGCTGTGGATTATCTGCAAGCTGTGCAGGAGTGTATTCTCCTAAACCTGCAGCATTAAGAAACTCCGCTGAGTTGTTGATGAAGCTAGTCGTGTAGGTTTTGGACTCACCCACTTTACGATTCGCAGAAAGCTGAGATATGGGTGTATTCGCAACTGACTTGGTACGGCTCTTGCCACCTTCAGTTAGCGTTGCTTCAAACTCTTTGTTAAACTCTGCTATCGGCATTAGTAGCCAAAGACCTCATCTTGTACTTGGTGAACCTGATGTTTGATTGCACCTAGTTGTTTGTGTATGGAAGCGTATCCGCTCATCCGTGTCATCAGCATGTAACGCAGTGCGTCGTATGCGTGGTCTTCTGCCTTGGTGTCAACATCCTCACTGTTTGTTTTGGACAGGGGTATACCTGTGAGTTGTTTGACTATGTTCTGGCAGTTTGAAAAGATACGAAGACGTGGCTCTTCAGTGTACGGGTCATTCGCCAATCGTCTGTGTATTTCCATCTTACCTTGTAATCTGTTGCGGTCAGATGGTGTCCACCGCACTCCTGCTCTCATCATTGTCTCTGCAATAGATGGACCGAAACCTGTTTTGTTCCAGCACGAAGAATCGAGTACGGTGTAGTGAGGTGCAGGGTCAAGCTGCTCTGCTTCTAATATTTTATCAGCCAGTTGCTCTGCTGTCAAGTGCTTGGCGTACAACTCACGGTAGACCCAAATATTATTATCCCAATCAATAGCACCCCAAAGCAC